TCAGTTTATATGGGATGTTTGGGAGCCTAAGGCAGGTAAATCAGCGTCTGGTAAAGATTGGAAACTTTTTATAGCAGCAGTGCGAAAGTTTAATCTTATAGAATAAGGCATAGTTGGTGCTTAATGAGTAAAATGATTCCGCAAGGAACAATAAATGCGCTAAGAAAAGCTGCGGATGTTTCTGTTGAAAACTTTGGTATAGAATGTACATTATACATTCTCAACAACCCGCTAGTTGTTGAAGACTTAGACATATATGCAGCACCAAGTGATTCAAGTTTCACAGTCTACACAGTGCAAGTTTGGATTGAATGGGCACCAACAATGCGTAGGCTACGTGGACTAGGACTTCATGAAGAAGAAAATCTTCCAATACTTGCGCGCTTTAAGAGTACAGCCGCTTCAGATGATAGCAATGGTGTAATTGTAAGTGTTGATCCAACAATTGGAAGTTACATCGAAGCACCAACACAGTATGTCCCTGATAAATTTGCAAGTATTGATAAATTTGAAATTGTAGATATTTTGGTTGGAAACATGCATGATGCAGTTATTACAAAGCTATATCGACTTGCGCCAAGAAGAGTTTACCAAGAGGAGTCTTAACATGCCTATTATCAGAAATGAATCAAACAAACCGGTAGTATTAAAAACTGCACAAGGAGCAATAAAACTTGATTCATGCAGTGCAGTAGAAAGATCTGATGTGAGTAATCTTAACGAGCTTAATGATAGCGTTAAAGTAACGGCCAATTTAACCGAAGTTTGTCCACATGTTACTAAGTCAGGTAATAATGTCATTCATGGGTAGATGGAATAATGTCAGATACTAGTTTTATAAAAGTAATCGATGAAGGCTTACGAGCCTTAGTGTGGTCAAAATTCAGAAGTGACATGGGTTTTTCTGCTAGCGATCTGCTAGCTGAAAATATTATTTTATACCCAAAATTGATCGCGCTTAGGAAAATCTCTGAGAAGAGGAGCAGGACGCAGCTGGAGTTTATGAATATCTGGCGAAGTACAACCAGTTTTGACTGGACACGACAACGAACTCCGCTAGCAAGAAGAGGCTTGAATATTGTATATACTGATAGTACTGGAGACAGCGCAGAGACGGCAGAAGATACTGGAGTGATAACCGTAAAATCTACACCAGTTAGTTTAGGATATGATATATGGTTTTGGAGCAAAAGCTTAGAGGTATTAAACACCGTAGACGAGCGATATTTATTTTGGATTCACAATAATCCTAATCTTAATCTGTTATACGATGATAAATACGCAGTAAATTTAGATCTGCACTTTGGTGAAATAATTGATGAGTCGCCATTGGAAAATGTTTTTAGTAGCGGAACTTACTTCATACACCGAGCACCTGTTAAGATAGATGGTTGGATATTCAGTAGTGTTACAGCTAAGACCATTAAAACTATATACCTCACAATCTATGATGAAAACGATACAGAAGATGTTGAAGAATTTGTCCTTGATCCAGATGAATCTCTTGAGCTTTATACTGAAACGATTACTGAAGACAGTTAATAAGGAGAAGTGTAATGGGTAATTATATCTCACCAGGTGTGTATACTAAAGAGAAAGATCTTTCTACTATTGTTCCGAATGTAGCAACTACTGTAGCAGCATTAGTTGGTTATTCAACTAGAGGCGCGCTGATTCCTACTTTAGTAACTAACTCACAGCAATTTATTAGTGAGTATGGCGAACCTGTAGCAGGTAGATACTTTCACTATACTGCGCTTGCCTTTCTTGAGAAGGGCAACGCATTGTATTGTCGTAGAGTTGTAAATGGCGCATTGTATGCTGGAGTTGATATTAAAGATGCAGACTCTGATGCATCTGAAGTTAATGATGGTTTCACTACTGGACAATCTACAGCTGCTTTTTATTATGACTCAAGTGAATCAAACGTTCTGTTTAATATCTTTGCAAAAGATCCGGGTGTGTGGGGCAGCAATATAAAGATTATTATTAAAGATATCAATAATCTTTACTATGATGAAGACACTGATTATGCATGTGAAGTTGCAGATCAATATACATTTGTAATTGAAGTATATTACCCAGATAGCGATGGAGATTACAGCCTCGTCGAAAGTTGGAAGGTATCGAGAGTTACAAAGACAAACGGCTATGGTAAGCAGCTTTATCTAGAAGATGTTATCAACGACTACAGCGCGTATATTTTGGTTGCCGACAATACTGACATTGCTTCAACTAGCATACCAAAAGCAAACGCAGAGATTGATGGCGTAGATTATGTACAGTGTGCTAGTGGCTCAGATGGTAATGCCGCTACAAGCAGTCAGATTGTAGCTGCTTGGGGTGATTTTGAAAATACAGAAGATATTGATATTAGAATTATGCTTGCAGGTGGTTACACTTCAGTTAGCGTTTGTAATGAAATGATTAGAATTGCAGAAGCCAGAAAAGATTGTATAGCCATTCTTGACGTACCATATGCTTCTGTAATAACCCCTGCAATAACAGTTGCATGGCGGAGAGATACTCTAAACGCTAACTCAAGCTATGCCGGCCTATACGCACCGTGGGTTACTATCAACGATTCGTACAATGATAAAGTTATTGAAGTTCCTCCATCAGGCTATGTTGGTGCGCAATTTGCATATAATGATTACGTTGCAGATACTTGGTTTGCGCCTGCAGGTTTCAATCGTGGTATTTTGAATGTGCTTGGAATAACTGACGTATACACAGAAGGTGAACGAGATACTTTGTACAAATACCAAGTCAATCCTTTACAAACATTCCGCGGCCAAGGAAACATCATCTATGGCCAGAAAACACTTCAAGTAAAGCCATCTGCACTTGACCGAATAAACGTACGAAGGCTTTTAATTATTATAGAGAAATCTGTTGCAATTGCAATGCAGTCATTTCTCTTTGAACCTAATAATGAATTAACAAGATTCAAAGTAGAAGCAATACTTATAGACTACATGGATTTGCTCTCTGCTAAAGGTGCATTCCAAACTGAGGCTGGAGATGATGGTTACGCTATTGTATGTAATACTGTAAATAATCCTCCAGCAGTTATTGATAGAAACGAGCTTTACGTTGACATATTTGTTAAGCCAACTCGTGCAGCTGAGTTTATCCAAGTACAAGCGATAATCACAGCAAGCGGTGCGTCATTTGCTGAACTTGTTTCCAGAGGCGCAATGTTTTAAGCTAGTATAAGGAGATAGTCATGACACAGATGAATGCAAGTGCTTTACAGGATAATCTTAGCAATCCGCAGAAAACATATCTGTGGGATGTAATTATTCCTAATCCTATTGGAGGTGGTGATGCAGATACTTTGATGTTGAGATGCCAATCAACTAACCGCCCTGGAAGAAGCGTAGGAAAAATACTTCTACCCTATAAACAATCAGCTGGTGTAAGTTATCCAGGTAAGCTGACTTATTCGCATACCTGGGATTGTACATTTGTCGAGGGTGAGGATAAGGCAACTTGGAATATAATTTATAGTTGGATGCAGAAAGTTATCCATGATAAGACGAATATTGGCACAGGTGACATACTGATTAAATCTGATATCTATATCAAACTGCTTGGTACAGCTGGTGCAGAAACTTTGAAGATTAGACTAGTTGGTTGCTATCCTGAATCTACACCTGATATTCCTCTATCATATGATGATGAAGGTAATGTTATGCACCCTGTTACGTGGAGTTATGATCGTTGGGAAGAGGCATAATAAATGAGTTTGTCAGCTAATATATTAACTGATAGTTTGTTTGGTGGAAGTAGAGTCTCTGAAATGCAGAGAACCTACATGTGGGATTTGTTTATGCCTTTTTCTGCAGGAGGAATTCCTGGTGTTGCTTTAACAAAATTTTGTCAAGACGTAAGATTTGGAGAGTATGGTTTTGGAGATCTTCCACAAATGCGGCTTGGTGCTCGTCAGGCATTCTTTGCTGGATTACTCCAAATAACACATGTGACTATGACATTTGCTAAACCAATACCTGACTTAGTATCAGCGTTTTTTAGGGCTTGGATGGAGCAGGCTGTGGATAAAAGAGGGTTTTATCAAACAAAAGATAAATATCAACATAGTGTATATATTATGCTAGAGCATCCATCGCATCTTCCAGTGGAGAAAATTCGATTAGTGAATGCATTTCCAAGAACACTTCCAACGCATACATTGTCATACAAAGATGAAAGTATAGTACATCTAACTGTTGATTTAAGTGTGGATAGAATAGAGCGAATGGGTATTTTAGGAATGTTAGGTGGAATAGTAAATGAAGCGAAGAAATTTTTCTAAGCACACTTTTACAAGGAGAGAATAATGAGTGATTTTGTGCCAATTAGTTTGCCTTCTGGTTGTCGGTTATATGAAGGAGTTGATCCAGAGAGTATAAAGATACGCGCGCTTCGTGGTGGGGATGAAAAAATGATCTCAGAAATTACTCCAGATAACTTTGAGAAGAAACTCCTTTCTGTTTTGGAGAATGTTCTGGAGGGGGTAAAGCCTTTTGAATTGACCCTTGGTGACAGAATGTTTGTTTTGATTTGGGAGGCAATAAATTCATACACAGAGAATTATACTGTTTCTTTTGTGTGTGAATCATGTGGACAAGCAACTGAAACA